ATACGATAAAGCCGCAGTTCAGGCTTATGTAGATGCTCATGCTTATATTGCTAAAAGAGCCGCAGAATATCCGCCAGTCACAGACTACCTCGATGCGATAGTAAAGGGAGACCAAGCACAGATTGATAAATACATTGCTGACTGCTTGGCGGTCAAGGCTAAGTATCCGAAGGGAGTAGCATAAGTGTTCTTTACTTACGCACACTACAAGCCTGAAGGCGGTCTTTTCTACATAGGAAAAGGCAAGCGTAGGCGTGCGTACGCTATGGATGGGCGTAACTCCCATTGGCAGAACATTGTCAATAAATACGGCAGACCTCATGTAGAACTGCTGGCTCGTTGGGATACAGAAACCGAAGCACTTGACCACGAAAAGCTGTTGATTTCATGCTTTAGAGATATGGGCTATAAGTTAGCCAACAAAGCAGAAGGCGGTACGGGTGCATCAGGTTACAAGTTTACCGATGAGCAAAAGAAAAATTTATCATTAGCCCACATGGGTCAAGTTTCTTGGAACAAAGGTTTAAAGGGTGTTCAGACAGCTTGGAACAAAGGTTTGCCAATGGCAAAAAATGCGGTACAAGCTCTTTCTGCAAGAATTAGTTGTGTAAAATGTCGCAAAGAAGGTAAGGTTGGTTCAATGTTTGCAAGCCATATTAATCGCTGTGATGATGTTAAGCCTTACAAAGCTAGAGCCACAATCAACGGCAAAAGAATACAAATTGGTAGATTTAAAACAAAAGAAGAAGCACAAACATTTCAAGATAATTATTACAAAGAACACAATATTGTTCGCACATCTTGGAACAAAGGTACTAAAGGTGTAATGACCGCATGGAATAAAGGAATACCAATGTCTGAAGCATCTAAACAAAAATTAAGCGAATCTCAACTTAAACGATTCAGAAAGGCTCATTAATGGCTTCAATTATTACGGCTACAGTCAGCTCAGGGCTTACCCAGCAAGCTGATAACTCTGGTGTATTACAGTTAGCATCGGGTAGTGGCAACTTAGTTACTGTTCCATCGGTAACAGGCACAGTAATGGTTAGCGGTAATATGCCAGCGTTTAGTGCTTATGCCTCTACAAATCAATCATATTCTGCCAATGTTAATACAAAAGTAAATTTTGGAACTGAAGAGTACGATACAAATAACAATTTTGCATCTAGTCGTTTTACACCTACTGTTGCTGGGTATTATCAATTAAATTATAGAATTAGTGTTGGTGCTCAATACGGAATAGTTTACATTTATAAAAATGGTTCTATATATGCCGCAGGGAACAGTATTCAAGGGTATGGTCAAGGGTTTGATTCAGGAGCAACTGGTAATAACCTAGTTTATGCAAATGGTTCTACTGACTATTTTGAAATTTATGTAGTATCAAATACTGGAACACAACAAGTGAATAGTTCTGGTTCTTCTGGAGTCACTTTGGGAACTTGTTTTCAAGGTGCAATGGTAAGGAGTGCATAATGAATTTATATGAAAAAATTATTGATTTGTATCCATCATTAACAAACGCTGATTTTGTAGGTAATGGTGCAACTATTTATTTGCGTAACGATTCAGATGGCAAAGGCGATTACATTGCTAAGTGGGAACACCCAACCTTGCCAAGACCAACAGATGAGGAGTTAGCATAATGCCAGTAATTATTGATGGTACAAATGGAATTACACAGGCTGGAGAGTTTAACTCCGATAGTAGCTTTGGATTAAAAAATCGCATCATAAACGGAGCGATGGTTTTGGATCAGAGGAACGCTGGTGCTTTAATAAACCCTGCTGTTTCAGGCTATACTGTTGATAGATGGTATTATTATCAAAGCCAAACATCTAAAGGCACTATAGGACAAAATGCTGGTTCTGTAACACCACCAGTAGGATTTACAAACTATTTAGGATTTACTTCTACTTCTGCATATTCTATAAATTCAACAGACCAATTTTTTATTCAACAGTACATTGAAGGATTTAATTTTGCGGATTTAGGATTTGGTTCTGCTAATGCTAAAACTGTAACTTTATCGTTTCAAGTTTATTCAAGTCTTACTGGCACTTTTGGTGGTGTTCTTCAAAATAGTGCATCTACTAGAAACTACCCATTTACCTACACAATTTCAACTGCAAACACTTGGACACAAATTAGCGTAACTATTGCTGGCGATACTACTGGAACTTGGGTAGGTGCAACTAATGGCACTGGCATAAAAGTAGTTTTTAGTTTAGGCTCAGGAACTTCGCAAAGTGCAGCAGCGGGAGCATGGACAGGCACATCATTTATTACTTCAGCCACAGGAGCAACATCCGTAGTCGGCACAAACGGAGCAACCTTCTATCTAACAGGAGTTCAGCTTGAGGTAGGCTCTACAGCTACTAGCTTTGATTACAGACCTTATGGAACTGAGTTGGCTTTGTGTCAGAGGTATTATGAAACAGGAATAACTGGTTCTGGCTCAAGAAGTGGAGATAATTTTGGTGTTTATGCTGGTGTATTTAAAGTAACAAAACGAGCCAACCCTACTGTTACTTATGTCGCATCTGGTGCGTCTGGTGGTTTAGGAGGATATTATCTTGGTCCAAACCAAGATGGGTTTGTTGGGTATTCAACTTCAGCAGCATCAGGTACTGCGTATTATTTTACATATACTGCCGCAATCGAACTATAAGGTTTAACTATGTATAAATTATCAATTCAACCAGACACTAAACAAGTTAATTGTGTTATTCGTTTATCCGACAACGCTTTCATCCCATTTGACCCAGACAACACAGACTACCAAAACTTCAAAAAAGAAGTCTTAGCTGGTGCAGAACTGCAATCCGCAGAGGGTCAGGTTATGAACCAAGAAGAAGCCAACCAGTTTATTTCGACCTTACCATAATGCTTACTCAAGACTTCCTACATTCTATTTACGAATACCAAGATGGTGATTTGTATTACCGCCATTCTCGTGGTACAGCCAAAGCTGGCAAGAAGGTAGGTTATCAAACTAAAGATAAAGTTACCCATGTAACTATTGATAAAAAGTCTTACTTGTTGCACCGACTTATTTTTCTAATGCACTATGGCTATTTGCCATACATGGTTGACCATATTGATGGGGATAGGTCAAATAACCGCATTGAGAATTTAAGAGCCGCAACACACGCTGAAAATTGCTGGAACGCTAAATCAAGGCAAGACAGCAAAACAGGCGTTAAAAATGTTAAGTTTGACAATGCACTGCAAAAATACATTGTGCGAGTTACTGTAAACAAACAAAGACATTTCATTGGTTCTTATGAAGATTTAGAATTAGCTGAATTGGTAGCTGTAATGGCTAGAGAAAAATATCATGGCAAGTTTGCCAAGCATGGAGATTATTATGCGAATAAGTAAAGATGGGAATGTGATGACACAAGAACAGGCTGACGAGTTTATTGCGACTTTGCCATGAAACAGACCATCCAGGCTAGAACTTTAGATAGCGGGCTGATTGAGCCAGCACACGAGGTAGAGGTCGTTTGTGCCGCCTGTGGATTTGACTTGGATGAATCTGAATTAGATGCGGACTTCTGCTCAGACTGTGGGGCGCCACTAAACTTAAAACAGCATATTTTGATCCATGCAACATCTGTTCCAGCCGCTGGCGGAGAGGTATTTTAAATTGAGCTATGGCAGACGAACTGGGGTTATCGGCTGGTGCTAAAGGCATCAGTGAAGGGATAAAAACTGGACGGGAAGCTGGTCGGGAGATTGGCAAGAACATTGAGGAAGTACAGAAGGAAGCCGTAGATGTTGCAAAGCAGCAAGCAAACGCAAGGATTCGTGAGCGTAGAGAAGCAGAGCTAAAGAAAGAACGGGCGATATTTAAAGCCCTTGAGGAGTACAAGCACCGCAAGAAAATAAGCGATGAAGAATACAAACTAAGGGTGGACTTTATAAAGCAGCACGGCACCAAAGAATGGCAGAAGGTGCTAGACATCAAGACCGAGATTGAACGGCTTGAGAAGGAAGACAAGAAGTACTTTGACGCAGAGTTGGCAAAGGTTAAATGGGTGCAGTTCTGGTGCTTTTTAGTAGCTGCTTGGATTGCTTATTACATAGTATGGGGGTCTAAAAAATGAATATGCAAGACATACTAAAGGCGGTTATTCCGATTCTTGTAGCCTGTATAGCGTGGCTACTCGGTCAAGTATCCTCATTTCAGACCCGCCTGACTCAGATTGAAGGCAAGATGCCAGCCCTAATTACTTCTGAAGGCATACCAACGGACAGCCCTATTTCAGCCGAGCGTAGAGCAAAACAGCGTGAAGAAATTTACAAAGATATTCATGACCTCCATGTACGGGTCAAACTCCTTGAAGAAAGAGGAAAGAAATGATTACCCTATTTACTACCCTTATATCGTTCCTATCGGGCGGACTACCCAGCCTACTGGGGTTTTTTCAAGATAAGTCTGATAAGAAACATGAGATGGAAATGGCTCGTTTGCAGACCGAACGGGAACTACAGATGATGGAGAGAGGTTTTCAAGCCCAAGCCCATGTAGAAGAGATTAAGACCCAACAGATTGAGATGCAGACCCAAGCCCAAGAAAGGGCGTCTTTGTATGCTCACGACATCGAGATTGGCAAGGGTGCTTCTCAGTGGGTTGTTAACTCTAGAGCTATGGTTAGACCAGCCATTACCTACGGGATGTTCTTGATGTTCATGTTTGTAGAACTGTTTGGGTTCTGGTTTGCCTTCCATCGGGAAGTGCCATTTGACGTGGCGTTAAACCTCCTATGGGATGATGAAACCCAGATTATCTGGGCAAGTATTGTTTCTTTCTGGTTTGGAACACAGGCATTTAAAAAGTAATGTGTATAAAAAACTTAAAAAATTATGCACGTTAGTCAAAAATGTATAGAAATGATCAAACACCATGAAGGTGTAAGACAAAAGCCCTATCGCTGTCCCGCAAAATTGCATACGGTTGGTGTGGGTCATGTGCTTTATCCTCGTCAAGCTCAGTTAAAAATGGAAGAACGGGATGCCTACCCACTGGAAGAGCGAGATAACCGTACCTTTTCAATGGAGGAAGTAGATGACATTCTTAGAGACGATCTTAATCGCTTTGAGCGAGGTGTTGAACGCTTCTGTCCTGTCAAGCTCACTCAAGGTCAATTCGATGCTCTTGTATCTTTTAGCTTTAATGTTGGTCTGGGAACACTACAGCGCAGCACCCTCCGTCAGAAGGTTATTCGGGGCGAAATGGAAGAAGCGGCAGAAGAGTTCTTGAAATATACGCTGGCTGGGGGTAAAGTACTGAAAGGTCTAGTAACCCGCAGGAACGATGAACGTGCCTTATTCTTAAGTTAATATGCCATTACAGAAACTACAGTTCAAACCAGGTGTCAACCGAGACCAAACCAACTATACAAACGAGGGTGGTTTCTACGAGTGTGACAAAATTCGCTTTCGCTCTGGCTACCCACAGAAAATAGGTGGTTGGTTACGTTACGGAACATTTGTAATAGCAGGTATTTGCCGTCAGATGTTTAACTGGATTACCACGGCTTCGGATAACTACTTAGCCCTTGGGACGTCTAAAAAACTTTACATTGAAGCGGGTCAGATTCTGAATGACATTACGCCCATCCGACAGACCTTTATCAGCCCTACAACTAACAATTGCTTTACTACAGTTAATGGCTCTAAAACCGTTACTGTTGCAATTGCGTCCCACGGAGCTGTTGATGGAGACTATGTTACATTTTCAGGTGCAACAGCGGTAGGCGGGATTAGTGCGGCTAACCTAAATACTGAATTTATTGTCGATCAAATTACCGCCAATTCCTTTACGATTACCGCTGCAACTGCTGCTACATCTTCAACTTCTGGAGGCGGGACTGGAATTACAGCCGCCTTTCAAATTCCCGTAGGAAATAACAATGCTTCTATTGGAAATGGTTGGGGAGCAGGCACGTGGAGTCGTGGTGCTTGGGGTTCTGGAAGTGCTACACCAGTGGTTAATCCTCAACGGGATTGGTTTTTACAAAACTTTGACAATGATCTAGTCGCTAATATCCGTAACGGAGCTATCTATTATTGGCAATATTCTGGAGGAACGGGAGTAAGAGCCACTCTTTTGTCTACCACAACTATAAATGGAGTAGCCCCAGCTGATGTGCCTACACAGGCGATGCAGATTTTAGTCTCTCAAAATGACAAACACTTACTTTGTTTTGGTGCTACCCCTTATGGAGGAGGTTCATTTGACCCTCTATTAATACGCTGGGCTACTCAAGATCAACCTAACGTCTGGACGCCTTTAGTTACAAACTCGGCAGGTTTTATACGGGTTTCTCGTGGTTCTCAAATTGTTTGTGCTATAGCAACCCGTCAAGAGATTTTGGTCTATACCGAAGGAACTTTAAATTCTCTCCAGTTTGTAGGAACCACAGACGTCTTTAGTCTTAATGAGCTTTCGGACAATATTTCTATTATTGGTCCTCGTGCTGTTGTAGCCGTAAATAACACCGCTTATTGGATGGGTCATGATAAGTTCTATGCCTACACAGGACGGGTTGAGACTTTGCCTTGTACCCTAAGAAACCACGTTTTTCAAAACTTTAACTACGACCAAGCCGATCAAGTTATTTCAGGAACCAATGAGGGCTGGAACGAGATATGGTGGTTCTACCCAACGGCAGATAGTCAAATCAATAACGCCTACGTCATCTACAACCATTTAGAGAAGATTTGGTACTACGGCACGATAGATCGTACTGCGTGGTCAGACTCGTCTTTAAGGGAATACCCTCAAGCGGTCACAGGAACCTATGTTACAGGTTCTATTGCTTCTACAACTTTGACAGTCACTGCGGTCTCGGTAGGCATCTTACAAGTAGGTTCAGTCATTTCAGGTACTGGCATAGCAGTAGGAACCACTATAACGGCTTTAGGAACTGGAACAGGTGGTATTGGGACTTACACCGTCAATATTTCTCAAAGTGTTGTATCAACCGCTATAACGGCTGACAGTATTATTTACAACCACGAGCAGGGTCTAAATGACGACACTACAGCAATGACATCGTTTATTTCGTCTTCAGACTTTGATTTGGTAGACGGAGATCAGTTTATCTTGACTAAACGAATTATTCCTGACCTTAGTTTTACTGGGTCAACTGCCACTTTGCCTGCGGTGACTATGTATATCAAACCACGCAACTTTCCTGGAAATGCTTATTCCAACATAGATTCTGAGCAAGTCATTGAAACCTCCGTAGACGTCTTTACCGAACAGATCTTCATGCGGGCTAGGGCTAGACAGATGGCTATTGAGATTGCCTCTACAGACTTAAACGTCCAGTGGCAGTTAGGTAGCCCTCGTTTAGACGGTAGACCAGATGGGCGCAGATAATGGCAATGCAACGATTTCGGGCGCCAGCCCTGCCTCTGGCTCCAGTTGCTTACGACCAGCAACAGCTTTCTCAGTTAATCAGCGTTTTACGGCTATATTTTACCCAGTTAGACTCCAATGTGCCTTTACAGGCAGACGGGATCAGGCTATTAAATTTGCCAACATCGGGGTACAATTTGCCAGACGGCACTGTATTTCAGGTTGGCGAAAACTTAAAGATTGTTGTACCTTATATTTCTTATCTATATGGAGTATCAGCCACAGCTAGTGTGGGGACGGTAACGGTAACTATTGTATGACACCATCAGAGATTATTTTACAAGACCAATACAGTCAAGCAGATGACCCAAAGAAGGTTCTTGTGGGTATTGACCGTATTATTAAAGCTGGAAATGGGATACTATTACAGAAAAATAACTCGGTACTTTTCTTGATCCGTCTAGGAGAAGGGGACGTAGAATTGCATTTATATACTGTAGATCCTCCCCAGTCTTTGGCTTCTGCCATCCAATACTTTATTAAAAAGATTCAGGATTCTGACCTAAAGAAGGTCTATTTTATTAAACCCAAGAGCGGGGAACAGATTGTCAGAATGCTCAAAACATACGGTGTAGACATCCAAAAGTCTGACCGAAAAGAATACGCTTATATGGCTAAAGTATGAGATATCACCTAGAATCCACCCTCCCAATCCATGCTTTCCAACCTTTAGGGGGAAGGCATAGCCCGTTTAAACATGGCATGACATTAGAAGGCGGTGGCGGTGGAGGGATTATTAGTGCTATTACTGACCCTATATCTTCTGTTCTTGGAACAGATGGTGGTGGCGGTGGAATTTTAGGGGCTTTAGCAGATGTAGATAAAGCCGTTGGAGATACAGTACCTGGTGGTTGGGGAACCATAGCCGCTGTAGCTGTGCCTTATTTAGCTCCAGAACTTATTGCATTGCAAGCAGGAACCGCAGCAGTACCTTTAACCGCCACACAAGCTGCTGCTGTAGCTGCTGGAACTAGTGCAGCTACTGGAGCAATTAGAGGCGATGACCCAGAAGATATTTTAAAAAATGCAGCTTTAGCAGGTGCTAGTTCTTATGGTTTAAACACGTTATTTGGAGATGCTGGATATATTCCTGATGAAGGAAGTCCATATATAGATGGTACTCCACCACCATCCTATAGACCTAACTATGTACCAGAAGAAGGTAG